ATCTCCATCATTGAAGTAATCATAATACTTACCACTAATAAGAATATCTGTCATATCTTGTAATCCAAAATTCCCATAATTAACTGATTCAAATGTATCATCTGTTGCTCCACCACCTTCTTCATATTTGGTTACTGCAACACATTTATTCCCATAAGAATCAGTTAAAGCTATCCAATCATCTGAATAAGGAAATGGTTCACGTGTAGTACCATTTTCAGCAATTACTACGAATACCTGACTATTATGTACTACAATAGTAGACCTAGCATATTTAGTACCAGGTTTATATTTTAATTCTTCAGGAACTTTCAAAGTCAATGTCTTTAAGAATTTTGTATAATCTTCTATATAGCTACTCAATCCATCTAAATACTCGAAAGTATATGGATGTCGAATTCTATATTCTATATTAGAGAATCTGCATTTTACTGTAACATCCTCTTTATTATTAACTACTTTATGATATTTCATAAATCACCACCTATACAAATCTCATCCCAAACATTGGGAATACCTGATCTTTAATACTTTGAGTATAAATTTGACTGATATTATTTTTAATACATATCATATTTAAGTTAGAAGTATCAGGTCTTTCAGCACTTGGAAAATAAACTGGGTCATAATCGAATACTGATGATGATGTCAGTATACCTAGGTATTTATTATTGAACTTAAATACTCTATTTATAAATTTTTGGAATATAGGATATTGCGTACAGGTCATCATATCATTAATCGATGACATACCATTGTATCCTTTGATTTCCCCTTCGTATAAAAACCACGATTTTCCAAGATCAAATTCTACTATACCATAGTCTTTTAAATTCTCTACAGTATTATTATTCTTATCATATCTTCTTGTAACTATATTCTTATATTTATTTACAATATGATTTGTAAATTTTATATTAAGAAAATTTCCCATAGTCTGATTGATTGCATTATCTAGTGACCATGGTCCAAGAAAAGTTTTTAAAACCATTGGTGTACTATTATTATTAGTAATAAATCTATTTGTTGATATATTTGGATCTAAATCATACCAAATATGTGAGCCTGGAGCATTATCCCTCAAACTCTCGTGCCAATACTCCATTTTAGTACATATAAAATCTATACAATGAGGGTGTGTATTTCTCGAATTATAATACGTATCTATATTGGCAACTAATGTCAACATATATCCATCACCATATATTAACTTAATATAATCACCATTCTGAATATATCTATGATAATCATTATTTCTAAGCATAGCACTTAAGTCATCAAATGTATATCCTTCGTTAGACAAAAGTTGCCTTTCCTTAGAATTTATTACTTTTTCTTCTATTAAGCATATAGGTTTTCTTCTACGAGATAATGGTAACCAAGTTTGGGAATTATCTCTAGGTTGGAGACTTGTAGTATCTTTTAACGACATATAAGCTCTTCCCTTATGATTTATAATAGTAAATTTTTTATACTGAATATTATCAGCATAATCTTTTTTTGAAAATTTTATTTTATTCTCATCTTCTATATTATTAAGAGTTTTTGCCTCTTTGTTTAGATTATCTATTTTTTGTGTAAGAGTCATCTCTTCTGAGGTACCTCTTTGTGTGTATATAACATGGTCAGTTGTTGTTCTTAGAGGAATCTCGTGACCACTTTTTGTCATTGGAAAATTTCTTGTCTCAGCCATATCATTTTCCTTTCTTAAATAAATCTAAAATTGAGAGTATAGTATACATCCTTACCAAATATACCATCTGTCATTTCTGGCACATTTTTACTATATGATACACCAGTTCCTGCAACAATAATAGTCTTGTTGTCATAGTCATTTCGTGCTAAGTTGGCAGACATCGTTGTAGTAGTGTATAACCTATACTGATCCATATTCTTTGGCTTAGATAGATCCTTACGAACTGGAAAAGTTTTTTGAGAACCGTAGATTCTACATGTAGGATATTGTATATCTGCACTTACATCTTTGGGGAATCCATGTACTGTATACCCAAATATTTCAACTTCAGATAATTGCCATAAATTACCATGACGTATATCGGTATGCATGCTACTAACCTTATGGAATTTTGGGAATATATCTGCTGAATTTGGTGTATACATCATATCCATGTTATACCCTTTTCCTAATTTAGGATGTATATGTTTTTTCAACATATCACCTAATTGACGTTCCACACTTGTGTAGAATTTATTATCTACAAATTGAAAAAAATTTGTATAGATAGAGTCATTAGCTTCTTCTAATGTTGTACGTATTCTCAGACGATTACCAGTGTCAGTTTTATATCTTCTATCTATATACTCACGAACCATTTCGTCAGAGAAATATCCATGTGAAAAGTTTGTTGGTTCAGCATACACTTCATCACTAAGCATATCTATATGATGTGGTATACTACCTTCTGGTATATAAATAGAATTCTTAAATGGATTTATAATCGCATAGTCATAATATGTATCTATATTAAATCTCATTGTATAAACATAATCACCAACAGTTAATTTTAAATAATCACCGTCTTGAATATATTCGTGATAGTCGTTATTCTTAAGCATCATACTTAAGTCGTCGTACGTATAACCATATGGACTACTTTGTTTTCTACCATCATCTATAATAACACATCTTCCACGATAATTATAATCTAACGGTCTCCAATATGGGGATTTTGGTTTAGGTGGGAAATATTTATTACTCGCTTTTTGTGTTTGTATATAAAAGGTACCCTTATCTTTTACAAGAGTATTCGGACGAGTGTTATCCTCTCTTAGATTATATCTTTTATAATTTTTACCAATACTCCTACCTCTACTGTAATCTACACTAAATACTGACTGTAAATCACCATGTTTAAACCTATTGGCAGTTTTTTGTATTTTAGCTAGAGCATCTGGATATGGCATATTATCAGTTGTATACCATATGTGTTGGTCTCTAACTTTAAATGGTAATAAACGACCATTCGATCTTCGTGTGTCGTAAATTTTCATATTTCCGTTTCCTTTCTATAAATTTAGGTAAACTTATATTAATGTGAAACGATATACTATCTATATGTAAGCTAGAATAAAATAATATTACTTCTCTAACTTATAAGTAAAAATAAAGAAAAGGTAGGTGTAAGTATGGCAAATTTTATGTCAACAAGAACAGAGATTGATGGTATCGTAGAGAAGATAGGAGCTTGTAATACTAAGTCAGCTAATTTAATAGCAGAGCTTTGTGTTAGTAAAGCAAAAGATAAATCTTTAAAAGATGATACATATCTCGAGATTATTAAACTACTGGATGCATATCCAGATGAATTCAAAGTAGGAGTACTGGCTCAAGCGTTAATAATAGTATCAAAGCAGATACAAGGTACAGCTTCAGTAGCTCCTAAGAAATCAGATGTAAGGTCAGATTTCTTTAAACATCGTTAATTAGCAACTTAAAGAATAAAGATAATTGATTTATCTTTATTCTTTTTTTTATAAAGGAAAATATAATATGGCTTATGATATTAAAGTATATAGAACCCATATAGAGATATCTCCTTATAAGTTAGGAGATAATTTAGATTTTGAAAAGAATATGTCTACATATGATAAAACTCTATATAAATGGAATCCGTTATGTTATCATGTGGAAGATGATGTTCTTTATATACCAAAAGGAATAAGTATTAAAAGTATTGAAAAATATTTTTATTCATCACCCGTACCAGTGTACGCACCTGATGATTATGATACAATAGAATCTGGTGAGGGATTATATCCACCGAAGAATATCATACAAGAAGATGCAATTAAGTTCTTATGTGCAGAAGATAACTATTCTTATACAGGAAGATATTCTCAGTTAGGATTAAATTTAGTAACTGGAGATGGTAAAACTTATTGTAGTATATATTCAGTTCTTAAGTATAAAATAAAGACTATTATTATTACTCATCAAGAGAAGTTGAAACAACAGTGGATAAAAACGATAAAAGAAATGACATCTTTTCCCGAAGATAATATAGTAGATATATCAGGAAGTAATATAATAGAGTCGATAATGGATGGTAATACATCTGGAGAGATTTATGTAGTAAATCATCAAACTCTTTCCAGTTATGCAAGAAATCATTCTTGGTCACAAATAAGAGAATTATTTAAAAAAATAAAAGTAGGAATAAAGATAATAGATGAATCTCATAAATTCTTTGAGTCATCTTTAATGATAGATAATTTCAGTAACTGTTATAAAACTTTTTATCTAACAGCAACATTTGGTAGGTCAGACCCTCGTGAAGTTAGACTGTATAAACAAGCTTTTTCATCATTAGTAAGATTTGGTGAAGAAACTATTAACTCAGATATAAAGAGAAGACATACTAAATTTATTATATGTTATTTTAAGTCAAAACCTAAAAATGGTATAATGCCTAAAGTAGATAATGCATATGGATTTTCTGGTTATAGATATATTGATTATGAATTGAAGAATAGTGATTCTGCTATATTAGATTTATTAAATTATATACTAGAAAATACTTCTCATTTATCTGGTAAGACTTTAATACTTTCTCCTAAAGTAGAGAGTGTTGAAATGATTGCTGATTATGTTAGAAAGATTACTAATAAATCAGTAGGTGTTGTTCATGGAAGTAATAGTGATGAAACTAATCAAGAGAATTTACAGAAAGATATAATTTCATCTACTATTAAATCAGTGGGGGAAGGTACAGATATAAAAGGATTAAGAGTATTGATTAATCTAGAACCTATTGGTAGTAAAATAGTAGCTAATCAGGTACAAGGTAGATTAAGAGAATATTCTCCAACAGACGATACTCTTTACTTCTATCCAGTAGATACTACTATAGAACAAACTTCTACTTTACTGAAAAGAATATTACCAACTATGAAAATCAAATGTAAGGAAATCATACATATGACTTATTAGTAAGAGAAAGTTAAGAAAGGAAGATATAAATATGGCAATAGATAATATTCCAAATCACTTGATAGAAAAGCTTAATAGAGAAAAACTTATTAAAGATAATATTACTCCTGTATCAATAGAGATTGATGATGAAGTAGTTTATTTTATGACATCAGATAATCCAAATAAGAAATATAGCTTAACTAAGAACCAGATAAGGAATATCTTCGGTTCTTTATAAAAACATTTTTCTAATACTATGAAAGGATAATTGAAGTATGCTTACAAAGTTATCAGACTCTATTAAACGTAAAAATGCAGAGTTTATTAGAGACGTGGAATATATCAAAGAAACAGCATATGAAGATATGCTTGATGAAAGAATGGAATCTTTCATGGAAGATGTATCAGAATTATCAATGGGAGAAATTCGTAATGATTTAGATTCGTTGAATGAGCTTACTGATGAACCAGAACAGGACGAAGCAGAAGTTCAGAGAATAATGAATGCTGATCGTGATTTATCTTTTAATGATATGATTGGTGTTACACCAGATTCTGAGATAAAGATTGAAGAAAGTGAGGAGCAGTTTGATGGATTTGAATACTAAGATGTATATCATAACAACAGCAAAAGAGATTCCATGTTTAGGTGGAATTACTGGTCCTATAACAACTCCTGTTAAGCTTGAGTTGAGTGAGTTAATTTGGTTATTGAATAATGGATTTACTGTATATCAGTGTAACCCATTTGATAGTAATGAAAGAGTTCTTGTTGATAGAATGAATATGAATGATATCAAGTTTACAAGAAATAGAGCAATCGTTACTATGGAACAGATGGAGAACTTGAAAGTACAGGAGATGTCTAAACCTATAGAGGTTATTAAGAAAGATAATAAACCAGTAGTAACTCCTGAACCAGCTCCAGAAGTAAAAGAAGAGAAGAAGAAAGATTCTAATAAAGTATTAGAAGCTGATACTTTTCAGAAGAAATAAGAAAAGATTATGAATGTAGAAATAACTTAATATTTCTACATTCATAGTTTTTAGTTATATAATTTATTGATCGCTATTGATTAGAAACCAAAATCGTAGCTGCTGTAATCTGAACGATCTACACGTACTGACTCATTTACGTTTGTCAACACACGGTTCAACATAGCTTCGCGCTCTGATATTGATATGATTCCTGAATTGCAAGCCTCATATAAAGCATACTTGAAGTTTGATACTGCTGATTCTTTTACAGCCTCATCAGATCCAACTTTCTGCTTATTCTTTGATTCATTTTTTGAAATTCCTGTACTTACTTTATTACATACAGAAATAAGAGCATCAACTTTCTTTAATGCTGTATTCTTATATGCATTAAAATCATCTGCTGTAAGTACATCTCCAGACATTGCTTTTGAAACTGGTCTACTCCAAGATTCAATCATCTGCTGAACACCTTCGATAAGATATGTCAAGCCAAATGTTACTGGTGACAATATATCCATAATCAACTTTCTCAACCAGTTGATTGTCCATGATGTGAATAAACCAAAGATAATTGATCCAGCATCACCACCATCAATATCCTGTATATCACTTTTAACACGATTAAGGTCGTCTATAAGGTCTGAAACAAGTGAGCGAGCTTCCTGATAATTCTCAGCTTTCATAGCTTTGTTTATCTTAGCCATATTCTCTCTATAGTTTTTCTCACCTTCTTTAAGAATAGCACGAATATCAAGGTTTGCACCTTCTGTTGTATAATCGTATGAATAGTCTAAATAATCTCTATACATAATTATTTCACCTTTTCTTTAATAGTATTTTATAATGATTGTTTTTAGTACAAAGTTATTTGTACGCTATAGATAGGACTTCTTGTGTCATTCCTGACATACGAGTTGCTATTGTCATGTAGTTCATAACTCGTTTATATGCAAGCTCATCATCTATAGTCATTTTTCGAGTAATACCTTCACATTCTGCCATTATTAAATCGACAGTCTTATTAAACTCTGCAAGAGCATACCCGAGATCCGATTTATTATTTAATGCATTTTTTAACATCCATATGTATGTATCAACAGTTATGATTCTACTCTTTACACTAACATGGTTTAAAGTCTCTTTTGCATCAAGAGTATATTGTATAAAACTCTTCATATCAGATTCAAATTCTGATATACTATTATACTTCTTACTCTTTATTTTCTTGAAATATTGATTTACAAATTTTGTATAATCATTATACGTGTCCATCAATAATTCAACATTAACCATTTTTATTTCTTTAACACCAGCTTTCTGTAAATCAGAAGCATCTTGTATTTCTTTTTTTAATTTACTCGTAGTGAGTATTTTATTTAATTTATCCTGTATATGAATTTTAATCTTCTTAACAAAAGTTGATATTGATATAGCAAGTTTCTTAAAGAAATCTTTTACAGTTTTTATAAGATTTCCTTTTTTATCAGAATCTGCTTCCATATACAACGTGTTATAGAATACACTATATGGTACTATAGATTCAACTTCTAATCTTTTTAGTCCATATACATAACTTTCGTTCATATAATAATATTCTCTAGGACTCATGTCTCTACCACCTATCTTACAGTACATTGATGAATAGAATTAATTTAGTTAGGCAGTCTTTAATAAACTGAACTATACCTAAACTTATTCTTTTCACAATATTTATTTTCTTAGCTAATACTTCTGGTCCTAATATATCTCGTTTAGTTTGTAATTTCAATACTTCTGACTGCATTAATTGAATATCTCTTTCACACAAATCTAAACTACTAAATACTTGAGAATTTCCAGAAATCTCTCTTTCTAAGAATTTAATATATTCGTCAATAGATACATTCATAGTCGTATTCTTTAATTTCTCAACTGCAATTATTGTTGAGTTAATCATCTTATTAAATGTATCTACATCATTATCGAGTTTATCTAAGTCAGTATATTCTGCTTTACCAACTCTTTTTATAATAGCAGATAACTCTATGATTGCATTATTATATACACCAACCATTCTAGCTACATTATGTACCTTGATTACTTTGGTGCCATTCTCTTTTGAATTAAGAGCTTGCTTATATACAGACTTTAAACTAATCTTTGTTATAATTCGTTTAACTCTATATTGAACTTCTGCAATTATCTTTCTATTAAATTCTTGGAAATTTGCTAATAAATCAACGAAGAATTTCTTGATAGATGTCCACAGCCCATCTTTATCATTGGTCTTCCGCTTACCAAATACAAGAGCTTCTGTATAGTATTCGCCTATTGCTAAGGTTAGTCCTAGTTCTACTGAACGAAGCTCTTTATTTGATTCTTCAACCATATACAGAAATGAATTATTTTCCATATATTTCTTTTTCCTTTCGTTAGCCTATTAATCCCATGTTTTCAAGTAGATATCGACACTCTTTTCGAATATATTACAGGCGTAATAATATATGGGTTTACATATAATAGCAACACCATCCGAATCTATACGAGTAGATGGAAGACAACTCAAGTTATCAAATATTTTATATTCAGTAAACTTATATAACTCTTCTATATTACTAATTATCTCATCAGGTATTTCTTTAATTATATTTGGAACAAGTTTCTTAGTTAAATCAAGAATTCTATTAATACACCACCTGATAACACTATTGGTTATGTATATATTAAACTTATCATAGTGAGGAAATTCATATGCGAAGAAATTATCTATCAAATGCATAGAATTATGCCTCTTTGGGTCAAAAGAATCTAAGCCTTTTTTCATAGCTAGAAATTCTTCGTAATGAGGAAACTCTAACCCATGCTCTTCAAATATTTTAATTTCTTTCTCGTCGTCAATAAACTTATAGTAGTACTTCTCATATAACTCTTCTACAGTCATTTTTTGTTTCCTTTCAAGGTTAAATTTATATATAGGTGATGTAGATAATTAAATTCCCTCGGACAAGAAAATAATCTTAAATATCCAGAAAGGAACTTATCTTATGGATAGTGAAACAAAAAAGAAGTTAAATGATATATCAAAGGTTAATTTATCTTTGATACCAGTTAAGTTAGATTTAACTACATTGAATATGACAATGCAGTTTATTTACAAGGATAGTGTCTTAAGGACAAGAAAAGTATTGAATAATATGTATAAGCTTTTTATGCATATAGATGATAATAATTATAAAGATAATCCATCATTGAGTGCAAGAATATGGATAATAAGAAAAATTTTACAAGCAAGATTATTTGATGGTTATGATTCTCAATTTGAATTTATAACCACTTTATTAAAAGATGATGTGGAGTGTACTAATGTTATAAGCGATATATTAGATACAATCCCTAGCGGAAATATAACACATGAAGAAAGTAGATATCTGATAAAGAAATTATCAGATATTTTAGAATTTGGGTATGTAATTACTCTTAAAGAAATATATCAAGAGATACTCGATTCTATTGATATGGATGATTTAAAATCATATAAGTCTATACAAGAAGATTTATATACGATATCAACTTCTATTATTAATATTAAAAGAAATACAAATACTACTGGTTCGACAAATATGTTCTCGTTGGATACAGAGTATTTTGATTCAGTAATAGAAGAATCTCTTGATAGATTAAAAGATAGAAATAGGATGTTAAAAACTGGAATTCAGAGATTAAATACTCTATTATCTCCAGGATATTTATCAAAGAGATTATATACTTATTTGGCTTTACCAGGTAAAGGTAAATCTACTGTATTATTAAAATCAGCTTTAGATATAAAGAAATATAATCAAGGAATACAAACTAAAGACCCTGATAAAAGACCAGCAGTTTTATTTTTAACTTTAGAGAATGGTATAGAAGAAACTGTTGAAAGAATGTATAATATGGCTGTAGATAATGATGATATCAGAAACTACAGTACTAAGCAAGTAATTAAAAAGTTTAAGAAACAAGGTCATCTTGAAATAACTGATAAGAATAATATTGATATTATTATTAAAGAATATAAGAATAGAGAAATTGATACAAATGACCTTTATAGTATAATCAACGACTTGGGCGATGAGGGTGTAGAAGTAATTGCTCTTATAGTCGATTATATGAAGAGAATAAGACCTTTTGAACCAGCTACTGAAGAAAGAATAGAATTAAAGAATATTACTAATGAGTTAAAAGAAGTAGCAAAGTTTTATGATATACCAGTTATAACAGCACAGCAGTTAAACAGGTCTGGTGCTACAGTAATAGATGCTGCTATACAAGCAAAGAAAGAAGATGTAACAAGATTAGTTGGTAGAGATTCTATAGCAGGTGCTTGGGAGATACAAGAGAATAGTGATTTTACTTGTATTATAAACCCAGAAACTAAAATGGATACTGGTGAATTATATATGACATTCAAGATGTTAAAAAGAAGATATAGAAGTAGTGAGAGTAATCTTAAGTTAAGAAGATTAGATTATTTTTCTCATCCATTTGAAGAGGGTAGTGAGATAAGATTAAAAGATGATGTTGATTTACCAAAATCTTTATCATTAGAATCACTATCTACTAAATTTAGTCCAACGGATAATAGAGGACCATCAACAATGGTAGAGAGACATCACTATGGAGAAGAAACTAATGATGAGAGTACTTTAAATAGTATAGCTCAAGAGATAGAAGAATTTGAACCATTTGATTTTACAAGAAGTAAGAATTATTAATATATAAGTATATATTATTTTTATGTAACTAATAAATATATTTTTAAGTTGTCCCATCGGCTTAACGGGGAAAGGAGTTTTTTATGGTTTATGGATACCAATTACAACGTGCATTATTAAAGGATTATAATGGTGAGAAGAAAACTAAGTATATATTTACCGTGAATGGTAGAAGATTCGGGTTTACCAGGTATACATGTGTTAAAACTGGGTACAGTAGGTATAGTATAACTGGTCATAAAGCGACACTAATTTTGTCATGGAATGATGATAATGACTACACATACATAGATATTAGTGGTGAAGACCTCAGAATGTTAGAATCTTTATTGGTTGAGAAATTTGGAATAATATTACCCAACCTTATTTAATTAAGTGAGTTACAGTAGAGAAATTTAATCTCTACTGTAACTTATTTTTTTTTATTTTTAGAAATATTTTCTTCTTGCATTAAGAAGCATCTCATCTCTTTCGTCTATAGAGATTTTACCTGATTTACATCTTTCATACAATACTCTACGAACCTGCTTAAACTGGTCTTCGTTTGACATAGTATCAAATCCACTGGTTGTTGCATTAGCCGATTCGATGTACATATTAGTTCTTGATGTTTCAAGTAACTCTTCTCTCTGTTCCATAGTTATAAGACCATGATTACATGCTTCATAAAGAGCTTTCTTAAAATCCAAAGCAACTGATTCTTTTTTTATCTCTGTTGCTGTAGCTTTTACTTTTGCACCTTTTGTATCTGCGAGCTGAGTAATTCTCTTATCAAGTTTCTTACAAGTACCAATAAGATAATTCATTCTTGATAGAGCAGTATTCTTATATGCATTTGCATCATCTGCTGTAAGCATATCGCCTCTTGCAATTTTACCAATTGGTCTACCCCAATCATCTATCAAACTGCGAATATTTTCTATCATACCAGAAAATCCAAGTGTAGGAATAATAAGTACTGCTGATATAAGGGTTCTCAACCAGTGTATGGTCCAAGATGTAAATAGACCGTATACTATAGAGTCTATTTCACCAGCATCAATCTTTTCTATATCTTCTCTTAAATCAGCCAATGATTTTCTTAATGTTTCGATATTTGTACGAGCTTCATTATATTTTCCTGCTTTAACAGCTTTACTGATATCTTTCATATTTTTATTATATATCTTAGAAGCTTCTTTGAGTTTAGCTCTTATGTCGAGATTAGCACCTTCATAAAAACTATCGTACTCATAATCGTCATAAAAATTGTACATAAGCATTTACCTTTCAATTATTGTAGTTTAAAATCCTGTTTTCCTATGGGATAATAATCATATACTATTTATTTAGTAATTAATAAATATATTTTATTTTTAGGAAAGGAATAAAAAATGAATTTAAAAGAAAAAAGAAAATCAATAAGTCAGAACATAGCAAAGTCTTTAATAGAATTAATATGCGTTATAAATGGTATCAGTTATAATACTTATATGCGTACAACAAATATGTTTAGCGATGGTCTTTGTTTAAAGGACCCAAAGTTTATGGAATTAAGTAGTATAGATTGGTTGAGTATGAAACCATTAGACCACGGGAATATTATATTTAAGATTAAATTTCTTACTATTCTATTTAGTAAACTACTTGGTCGAGATAATACTATGGGTAAAAGTTTTACTAAGAACTATGATATCCATAGTTCAGATGGTAAACAGAAAATGATGTGTGATACAAGTGTTGATATGTTCAGTACTTGTTATCAAGCCGTAACTGATGTATTAAATAATCAGCCATGGAATCTAAATATTATGAAATTAAATAAATTAGCTTTCTCTACAATAAGACATAAAAAATATGATGAAGTATCTGATTATATAAATTATATAATAAATGAACTTCATACAAATACTAAGTATGATATTCTTACTGGGAGATTCTTCGATAATGGTATGGTTACATATCAAATATTATTAATGTCATATATTATGATAACTGGTGATTTATCCTTTGATAGATTTATCAATGGTAGAAAGTTTAATGGATTAAATATAGACGAGGATATATCATGGTTATTATACAAATATGGTAAGAACCTGAGAAAGTACTTGAGACATAATAAAAAGAAAGTTAACCCATTATTTAATGCATATATGGAAGCAAATCCATTAGTGTGTACTAATAGTATATATGGAAGTAATAGTGATATAGCGTTGGTTTATACTGCATTAGGTTTTGTAGGATTTATGTTAAATGATAAGATGATAAATACATATTTAAGTCATATAATGAATAAGAGAATTAAATTCGCTGATAAATTACCTGAGGAAAAACCAATAGATATTGTAGGATTTATTAATTCTATATTCGGGAGTAGATAAAAAAAATATAAGATAGGGTGAAATTAATCACCCTATCTTTTTTTATCTTACATCTCTTATATCTCTTCTGTAATGTCTAAATATATCAAATAGTACCATTGCACTTCTGTATATTGTAGACATAGAACCATTATCAATCACATGATCATAGCCATGCTCTTCTCTAAATTTAGCAAATTGATCGGATTCTGCAGCCACCCTAGCTTCAAACTTAGATGCAGCATCACCTCTTCCCTCTGTTCTTTTTCTACGTTCCTTTAGAGGACAATCAATATAGATTGATACTATATTGTATCTATCTCCAGTTCTCTCTTTAAATTCTTTTAACCCATTAGGGTCTATTATATAAATATCGCTTCTGTCTATTACAGAAGTCATAGCACAATATCTATATCCAGTTTCACCTATTTGAGTATATGCAGCTATATCTTTTTTATTTGACTTCAAGAACTCAGTCATTTCATCTTTGCTTAAGAATATATGCTCTTTACCATTTTGCTCTCCATCTCTCATTGGTCTATCTGTATATGATAACACAGGCTTTAGTTTAAGCTTAAACTCTTTTAGAGTATATTCGACAAGAGTATCTTTACCAGAACCAGATTCTCCTAATATACAGAATATAGTCTTCTTAGGGTTTTTATCATTTGACTCCTTAGACCAAATTTTGTTTAAGCATAACTTTAACTCCTTATATAATTCTAAAGCATCATCATAATCACCTGGACACATTCTTTTCATAGTTTCAGAAATACAATCCTTTTCGAACAAAAGATTATCTAGTTCTAATGAACTTGTATCTAAATCGTCTGAATGCAGTGGCTTATTGTCTGCATAATCTTTTGATGATAATTCATCTCTTATCTCTTTATCCTTCTCTTTATTAAGTACAGATAATAGAGTATGTCTTAAATCAAGTAGATAATCGTCATATAATATGGATTCATAATCCTGTATACTTAGAGGCATTTTTGCTGCAGTATACAACAAAGCATCTATACTATCTAAACGTTTGTGACCACCATCAATATTCATATTTTTATCATTATGGGGTTTGTCGTAATTATCATCAGATTTACAGCTATTCATCAAATCTTCCATAGTAAATATATCATCTTTAACATACTCATCACTTTGATGTTTCACTTCATTAGATTCTTCGTTGTGATACTTTTCAGATACTTTTTGATGCAGTTCATCAACATCAGTATCTATTTTGATGTTACAACTACTCGCCAGCTTTTCAACGGCTCCAGTAATTTTATCAAGTTTGTTAATGACACAATCCATTCTATCGATGAGTTCATTATTTGGTTTATTCTCATCTAATTTTTCTACATTACCATTTTTATCGTCGTCTGATATTCTGCTTTTTATAAATTCTACTCCCATTATTATTGCTTCCTTTCTTAAATAAATATTTTTATTGATCATCGGCGTACCGATGTGTTGTCTTTATTTGGTTTCTATATACCTTATTATGATATACCACATCTTTATTTATTAAGTATAATGATGCATAAATATCATAGAACTTAGTTGATAATAATTCAAGGTCTGTTTTGATATACGATACTTTACTATTATATACTTCTTCTATATTATGATCACCTAATATTGATAATACAGACTCTAAATCATCAAGTAATCCTGGTATATGGTCACAACTATCAATATTTTCCATATTATTGCATATCATTATCGCTATCTTACTGATATTGATACATAAATTAAAAACATCACGTTCACATGTTTTCCCTAATGAGAAAATCTTATTTAATTCGTATATGCTGTTATACATATCGCCACCATGATATACAGAACATGTCATTATAGTGATATCATTATATGCTGATACTATGTCATACACAAGGTCTACGGTATAAGTTACAATTTGATGTAATAATCTTTCAGCAGATGTGTGTTGCTTAGTATTAAATAAAGAATCTAGTTCTTTATCATACCACCTTTCTTTGAAAGATTTTTTAATTTCTTGAAACCGATTAAGAGGTTTCTGTTCTTTTGTTAATAAGTTACTTAAAAATCCCATTTATTTTCCTTTCTTAGTTTATCATATAAGTAATATGTAAATATTAGTGATTTATAAAATAAATAAAAAGAGATTAGGAATAATTCCTAATCTCAAAAATACATCATATGTTTATTTTTTCATCTTATATCTTTTCTATAATATCTAAATATATCAAATAATGCCATTGCACTTTTATATACAGTAGCCATAGAACCATTATCAATCACATGGTCATATCCGTGGGACTCACGGAACTCTGAAAATTGTCCATATTCAGCTAAAGCTCTTATCTCAAAATTTAAGTTAAAATCACTTCTATTTTCTGACCTATTTCTTCGTTCAGCGTATGGGCAATCTATATATACAGTAACAAAATTGAATCTATTACCATATTTATTTTTTAAACTATTTAACCCATTCGGATTTATGATATAAATATCAGATTCTTCTAAGTCTGATAATAATGTACAGTATCTAACATCTCCAATTTCTGTATATACTGCAATTTCCCTATTTCTCAATAACTCTGTCATTGTATCTGGAGATACAAAATGATGTTCAATACCGTATTTTTCAGTTTCTAGCTTTTCCCTATCTGTGTATGAAATAACAGTCTTAAACGGGATACCAAATTCTTTCAATGTATATTCAACAAGAGTATTCTTTCCAGAACCTGATTCACCAACGATACAGAAAATAGTTTTCTTTGGTTTAAAATCATTTGTGTTTAAATTACATAGTTTATCAAAATATGTCTTATCCTGAATAATAGAATAATGAATATCCATAAAATAATCATCAAGTATACCAATTATATCTTGTATATATCCAACATTGTCTATATCACTAACTTTAATAGTTAGTATTTCGGTATCGTAGTCCACATCAAATATTATTCCTAGTGATTCATTTGGATCACCTTTACTCAAGCAATATGCTATATATGTAATCCATAAAACATAATCCAATACTACAGAGAAATCTCCACCTGTTGATATTTTATTGACTATATCATATATTTCACATAATGTATTATATAAGCGTGATACTGTTTTTAAGTTCATTTTGCTTTTATAATGTTCTAATATTAGTAATACTGTGTGGTATATTATATCTATAGTATATCTTTTATGCTCATCATCATCGTATTCATCATTATTTAATCTACCAACTAATTCCATAACTGAATTAAATCTTGCTATGGATTCAGAAGTTGTGTCTTTTGATATATCAGATGTGGTAAGAATACTATTTGGTAATGGTCTTCCTGCAATGTATTCAGTTTTTTCTTTTATCTTTTTCAGTATATCATGTATTGTTACAATATTACTCATATCAATCTCCCTCTTTTTTAATAAAGTAAACATAACTTGTGTATCTAATTTAGGTGATTTTATTGAATTTATAGCATTCTTCACCAGTTGTTCTTTATATACATCCTTAATAATCCCATCTATTCGATTTTTATCTGACTCTTTAAGTGTATTTGTGTTAAGAAGTTCACGTGGTATACCTAAAGACTCACTAAACATATCAATATTGTCGTTAAATATCTTTTCTAAATCATCGACGATTATATCATTCTTAATCTTTAAAGCTTCTATCAATCCAGTCTTATTAATACCATTATCATCTAATAAATCATCCAACCGATTATTATTTACATCATCAACATCATTTTCTGTATAGTCATACCATACTATATCTGGAGAATTGTATAATTTTATAATAGGATCATCTTCTCGTATAGCAAATGTCAAGTCTGTAATGTCTTTCATTATGTATTTCGTTATATATGAATATATGGTTGAAACTACACTGTCATCATTTACGACGATTACTATTTTAGATATATTATCATGTAGATACACTCGACATTTAGATAGTGTGTTAGTTATATCTTTATCATATTTGGTACTATACAAAACCATAGTCATCCATATAATATGAGATATAAAGTCAATAACTCTACCAGTAGTACACACACTAGTTGATAGAATATTTATAATATCTGATACATGATTTATAATTCTAATTAGAGTATTAGTATCAATCTTTTCAATATCTTTGTTAAATAGATATCTAAATATTTTCTCTAAATTATTGACTATACTACGAAGTCTATCATCATCAACACCGTCCATACAAATATTTTTATGTATATTCATACAATTAAAAATAGTTGACATACATACTTCTTCTATATCATAATGGTCGGATGGTAGTCCTCCACAAAATGATTTATGTAAGATTTTTCTACCTTCTTTTATTACATATTCCCTCTTTGTCATTTCATAACTCCTTTCATAAATTGATTTACTTTTAATACTTTTCTCACATTCTTTATTACTATTTTATTTTTTTTATCTCCTTTCTTAAAATAAATTTATTATTAATTACATATAGATATTATGTAACTATTAGTGAAATGAAAAATATAAAAGAAATACGAATATAGAGTAAATCCTCTAAAAAAACAAACCCATAACTATAAAGATATAGAAAGGATTTCGCGGTATGTATCTTTATGAAAGAATAGCACAAGAAAAAGAAAGGCAAAAGAAATTGGAGGAAATGTACTGTCAGAAAGAGGTTCATAAACCTGACAAAAGATATGTTGCTCTAATGTCAAGTATGTCTCATACATATGGTAATGCCTTAGCTTTTATACAAAATTGGATTATGTCTATTTTCCCAGAAAATATGTTTAAAACTATCCATGTTAATTCTAAGATAGCTCATAGACAATTACGAAGCACACCACATGAGTTTGTTAAAAAAACAAAACCCATGATTATATTTAGACCTAGAATCCCTGGTATATCAGAAGATAGATTTCTTAAAGGAACTACTCTTATAGAAAGACAAACTGATTTATATTCTACTTGGGGTGCTACTAACTTACAACCATTCTTTGAAGACCAACAGAATGATTTAATGATGAAATATCAATTAAACCGTACAGTTATGTATGTAGATGTGATAGTAGTATTATCTACATTAATGCAACAATTAGATTATTATCATTACTTAGAAAATGCGATAAGAATAGATAAACCATTCTTTTTACAAACAGCATTAGAGAGTTATCTTCCAGAAGATATGTTACAAATAATATCTGATTGTGTTAAGATACCAGTAACTGATGATAAAGGAAATACTAAAGAATTTTTAGATTATATGAATGGGAAATCAATGTATCCCATTACATATAAACTACAAGGTTCTACTCAAAGAAGAGAATTCTTTAGATATTATCCAGTTAATATAGATACTATTATTACTGATTTGGATAAAGACGATGGTGATCGAGTTGGTAGTATAATGGACCAGTATACTCTTTCTTTTACTGTAAGAATAGAGTTTAATTCAACAGGATTTTATTATATATTTAGTGATAATCTATATGATATAAAAATGCCTATTATACATCCAGAAGATTCTGATATTATTCCAGTATACACTGATGTATTCTTAAAAGAAGATTTGAATTTAAGACAAGGTTGGCAATTATATAATAGAGGAAGTTGTAGATTGGAAGATATAAATGATAGTGTAGACTTCGACCAGATGTTAAATGAGTCTATTAGAGAATGTATGAAATATCATAAAGCAAATGGATTATTATATTCTGAGTTTATTGATATTAAGATAAGAAAACAAGGAAAGATGATAACAGAAGGTATTGAATATACTATTGACTGGGAACAGAGAAAAATTAACTTTATAAAGCAAAATACTTATAGTACTTATACTATTATGCTTTGCTTAAATATTGAGTATATCAATAACTTGATTAAAACTCTTTATAAGCTAAAATAAAATTAAGATAGGTAGAGAATAATTTATATTCTCTACCTATCTTAGTTGGCGATATATAGTAAACATGGAATAGATAATGGTTAGCTTGTTGTTGTTTTGATAAATAAAGGAGGTTTTTGTCAGTTACATTGTGTGATGCACGGATTCACACAATCACGTCCGTTTTGGAAAAATAAAATAGGATGTTACATAAAATATTTACCATTTCTATTCCATGGGATTTTCCCACGATTAAGATTACTAAACTGTTATAGTTTTTTCAACTTAAATATTAATATATTCAAGGAAATTATAGGGATTATGAAAATATTAAATTTAACACTCGAGAATTTTACGGCAATTAAGAATGCCTTAGATACAAATAAAATATTTATAGATTTTTCTACTACAGAAAATAAAATATGTATACTAATAGGACCTAATGGTTCTGGTAAAACTTCTATACTAAGTATGATGCAACCATTTGCAGATGTAGGTAACTTAGATGTTAGAAGTTCTACCAATTTAATATTAAGTGATAAAGATGGTTTTAAAGAAATAACCATAGAGAGAAATGGTGATGTATATATAATACAGCATTACTATACTCATCATAAAGATAAAAATCATTCCGTTAAAAGTTATATAAAGAAGAATGGTGTTGAATTAAACGTAAATGGAAATGTAACTTCTTTCAAAGAGTATGTGAGAGAAGAATTAGGAATAGAGTCTGATTATCTTAAGTTAATAAGATTAGGAAGTAATGTAACTTCTTTAATAGAATTAACTCCTACTGAAAGAAAGAATTTCATGGGAAAGATAATGGATGATATAGGGATATTTTTGGAGTACTATAAATCAGTAAATAATAAACTGAGACAACTAGACGAAATGATATCCCATTCAATTGATAAAGAAAAGAAATTGGGTATATCTGATAAAGATGAATATAAAAGAGAAATAAAAGACTTAGAAAAAGAGATAGAAGAATTAAATAAATCTTTTATGGATTATAATAGTAAATTAGCTATTTATGATAATATCATTGATAGTATAGAAGATTTAGATAATCTAAGAGATAATTTAGCTAGTACTACTAAAGTATATAATAAGATGCTTGGTATTATTAATAAGAAAGATTTATTAGAGAATAATGATGTTACTTATTATAAAGATAAAATTAATGAATTAACTAACCAAATTAATTCATTAAAGAATACTCATAATAGTAATATCATTCTTATACAGAATTCTTTATCTAATTTAGATAATTTAAATAACCAATTAGAAGAATACAGAATTCAATTATCTAAAGAGATGAATAGTGATAAGGAATTAAATAGTATCAAGAATAATTTAAACAATATGAGAAAAAGAATACGAGAGTATGAAGACATATTAGGTGACTATAAACCAAGTATATCTAAGGAAGAATTGGAGAACTTCATAATCTTTCTCAAAAATACTCAACTTATTCTTAATAGAACATATGAGTTTGGTAAATTACCTATATCTAAAGTATTATCATTGATGAAAGATAATAAAAATGTGGTTAATTATATTAACTCACATTTAATAGATATTGATGAAAAATCGAATAGAGAAACTTCTTTGTTTATCTCTATGATATCAGAGAGGTTCGACATTGGTAAAGATGATATACATCTTGATTGTGACGTAACTGATTGTAAAGCTAGAAGACTACTATATGAAATTCAGAATATAATCAAAAATCATAATATCGATGAAAAGAATAAAGATGAATCTTTTTATAGAGATATGAATTTTGTTTATAATAATATCAATACCATAATACCGAATTTTTCTAATTATAAGGATATTATTGATTTATTACCACCAGACATACGAGATGATTTTAAAACAGTGAATATCTTTAATAATATAGAAAAACTTACTTATATCTATAATGAGAAGAAAATAAATGATTTGTTATCAATAGTTACAGAATACGATAATTACATAAATTTACTAGCAGATTATAATAGAGAAGAAAAGTTCTTAAATAAATTTGGTAGTATAAGTAATTCATCGTACTTAAATAAAGTAATATCTGATACAGAGAATTTTATAGAAGAAGAAAATAGTAAAATCGTTAATTGGAGAAATACTAATTTAACTATTACTGAGGACATTAAGACTCTATCTAATGACTTAGATGTTTGTATAGACATTAAAGATACATTAGAAAGATTTGATGAAGTTAAATCTTTATATGAGAAATATAATAAGGATTATAACACATATAAAGAAAATAAATCAAATAAAGATACAATAAGTATCGAAATAAATAAATTGAAATATGTTATAGATACAAAAAGTAACTTACTACAGTCTAAGATTATTAATTTAGAGCAATATAAGTTGATAAGGAAAGATATCAGTAGTATGAATAAGATATATGATGATATGATATTCGTAAAGAATGCATTATCTTCTAAACAAGGAATGCCATTATACTTTATTAGTAATTATCTGAAGAATACTGAAGAGATAACTAATGAGTTATTGGATATAGCGTATGACGGTAAGATTTATATTGATTCATTTGATATAACTCCAACAGAGTTTTCAATTCCTTTTTTTAATAAAGGAAAGAGATTAAATGATGTAAAATACGCTTCTCAAGGAGAATTAAGTTTTCTATCATTAGCAATAGCATTTGCTTTGTCAAGACAGGTTTTAACTAATTATAATATTATGCTACTGGATGAAATTGATGGTCCTCTTGATTTATATAATAGAGAAAAATTTATCAAGGTATTGGAAAATCAGATAGATAGAATTAATGCAGAACAATCATTTTTAATTACTCACAATTCGATGTTTTCATCATACAATGTGGATATTATTGACTTATCGTTTAAGAATGATAAGGAACAGTACCCCTTGGCTAACTTCATTAATATAATAATAGATTAGATATTTCTCAGAAAGGAAAAATAATGTATTTTATATTTGATATGATTTTATTGTTGATAGTTGGATTAATTTGTTATATAAGTATAATTTCGATAACACGACTGTATATGTCAATAAAATATGGTAATAAGTTAGAAGAATATAGGAAAAGATTATTGGAAGATGATGAAGAGACAATCGTATTGTGCCAGATGCATCAAAAACAACCATATAAATCATAATCTAATATCCATATAGTGGATTGTGATAAATCTCTATTGAAAGGAAGTAGAGAATTTATATGGAAAGCGAATTTCTACAGTGGCTTGATTCATTCCCTGGGCACCTGGGAACAATATTAGCAGTTACAATCGGTGGTGTTGGATTAATAACTGCTTTAGTTACCAGTATTATGAAGCTTAAGAAAGAATATGAACAGAGAATAGTTGATATGACTCGCAAAGAAGAGACTGATAGAAAGTTTAAAGACGATATCTCTGAGATGATTCGAGAAGTTAAAATACTCAAGGATAATACAGAATTCATGTCTCAACAATACGTTGAGACACAACGTGAATTGAATGGTAAAATTGATAATCTCACTGTTATGATTGAAGAAACAAAGCAGAAAGATAAAGACCAGGATAGTATGATAGAAACTAAGATGAATGAGTTGAATACTACTATGTCTGATTTCAGAAAAGATATAAACGCAAATAAAGACCAATTAGATGTCCTTATCTCGTCGGATAAGGAGTCTATAAAGTCTTTTATAGTCAGTTGTTATTATCAAGCAAAAAGTGATGGATATGTCAATAGCCATTTAATGCAAATAATCGAAGAGCGATATGAGACATATAAAAGAGAAAACGGAAATAGTTATGTAAGCGGTCTAATGAACGAGTTAAGAGCGTTTCCACATACAGCACCTAATTAAATATATAAAGTGATGATAGATGATTTATTTCATCTATCATCATATTTACTTTATGCCTAAAAGACATTAGAATAAAATCCAAACTGAAATGAGGTAATAGATATGAAACCTGTTATGCATGTTTTTGCGTTTGATACATATGATGATATGATAAATAGTAACGACTTACATACTAACTGTCTTGTATTTACTCTTGGTAAAGAACAACCTGGTGATGGACTAGGTGATATTTACTATTTGGTAGAAAATGAGAAAGTGAATAAGTATACTAGTATAGGTGAGTTACTAAGAACTGATAGTATGTTTAGAGCATCTAAAATAGAACTAGGTCCAGAAGTTAATACTAGGAGAATAGCTGAAGATGCTAAATATCATACAAGGTCTTTAATGAATTCAACAAGTAGTAATGTTAATAATAGAATGGATGAAGCTATTAATGCTATGGAAGAGGTTAAGAAAGAAACTCTTGCTAAGTATTATGAAACTAATGAAAAGTTAAGAGCAAAAAATATTCTATTAGAGAATACTATTAATGAATTATTAAGTAGGATTGAATATCTTGAAGGAACTCTTGGAGTAAATCCAAATGACCATAAGAAAGCTACTGAACCAGTAATACCAAGTACAGTAGCTGTAAGTAATACAGAAGAAAAGACAACTGATGTTGTTGATAAGACTCCAGTTGATGAAGAACCATCATCTGAAAAGACTGAGGATACTGGAACAAATAAAAAATCTAAGAAAGGAGATAAATAATGACTCCATATGATGAATCTGTCGGTACTATGTTACCACAAGTTGATATAAATGGTGTACCTCTTACTAAAGAAGTATTTATAAAAGAGTGGGATGAATCTGGTGATGTAATTGATCCAGATGATTCAGTTCCTGTTGATTACATTAGTAGTGAAACACAATTCTTATTATCATCTATTAATAAGATGAAGTATAAACTTTATGCAGTTAGATTACTCCCATTTACTTATGAGAATTATGTAAAAGAATTTGATATAGTAAGAAATCTTATTAGTCTGCAGAAGAAGTTAAGAAGTGTAATAGCTCAATCATCAGATGAGACTAAAAGAGCTATTGAGTATGTTACTAATGTGGGTACAAAAGAGAGAAGTAAAGATATTAATAGACTATTAAATGCTATTAATGTCCAAGAAATAAAAGCAACTGGTGTTGCTACAAGTACAATGATTAAAGCAAATGCATTATATAATAATGATGCTAAGTTCATTGAAAGAGATACAAAGAATATTATAAAGCCATTCAATAGAGATTATGAATTGGAATTATTACCTACAGAAGAACTTGAAAGAGATTATCCAGTAGGTAAAAAACTTGCAGATGAATATGTAGAGATATTCAATCATCTTGTAAACTTAGCTTCTAACACAGAGAGTAAAGGATATATCACATCTTTTGAAAAAGAAGATGATGATAGTTTGCTTATACTTGGTTGTAGATTACTTGAAGTAATTCCTGTTGAAGGAGTTAAGAATTATCTATCAGTATATAAAGATGTAGTTATTGGTAAATATGATCGTATATGTGATATAATAGATGAGAATAATCCAAAGAAGTATCAGATACAGGTTGAATGTTCTAGATGTCCTAAGACAGGAAACTTCTGTATTTATCTTATCATGAAAGCAAATATCATTACTGGTGAAGAGCATCATGGTGAGGAATTTAATGATAACGATACTGTATCAGACTATACTGTTAATATACCAGAATATAAAAGAGATACTGCTTTAACAGAAGCTTTAGAAGATAATATGAGTACTGATTACTGTTATGATATTCTACTTGAGAATATCAATGATTATCTGTAAACGATAGAAATAACTAGATAAGGATTACTACTTTCCTTATCTAGTTATTTTATATATCTCAGGAGTCATTATGTCGAAACCATAACAATTTTAAATGTTACTTAATAATATGTACAAGTGTTTTATAATACCACCCAAAAACACAAAGATAATACCTTATAGAAAGGATAACCCGAGATATGAGCGATTTATTTCGTACTATAATGGAAAGTCAGGTAGATGATATAAATACTTCAACAGAAGATGAGGTATTTACTGAAGCTGTTAAAGCTGAAAAAATAGACTACCTGAAAACTTATACCAGACAAATTTATTTACCTTTTGGTAGTATTAAAAGAGGTAGAGGAAATGTTGCAATGGTTTATAGCCATTCATTACAAGAAACTATTGATGTGATTAATAATAAAGATAATTGTATCGGTGGTATTAATTATCCTCTATACTATTTTAATATGCTTTACCAAGGTAAAATACATACTAAGAAATTTAGATATAGATTATCCAAGGAAAGAAAAGAATTATATCAGGAAATTAAAGATAAAACTAATTTAGTTCCTAAACTTAAATTAAGTGAGTCTGTTTCTGATAATAAAAATATCTATTATGATTTATATAAATATATAGAAATCTTTACAAGCTTAGCTTTTAAAGTAATCCCATTAAAGTATATTGAATTATACTGGGATTATATGAAGAAAATCTATAGTATAAAATTTCCTAATAGAAATAATAAGTTTGTAGTATGTAACTTGAATAATTACAAACTTAGTAAAAACTTAAAAGAGAACTTAAATAATCCTCTTTATATCATATTCTATACGTTATATAAGAACCCAGAGTTATTAACAGATATTAATATAGACTACTATTTCTATGTAAAGAATAGAGTATTGAAAATAAATCCATCTTTACTTACAAAGAAAGATTATATGGGTCTTAAAGTAGAGATGAATAGAATAATGAGGAATGTAGTTAATGATGAAGTAATAACTCATTCAATAGATGAGAAAGAAATAGAGCATAGTGAATTAGTAGCAAATGCTTCATTAGCTTTAACAGCTGTAGTTAAAGTAGATAAAACACCAGATGTTATTACTAATGATGAAGAACTTAAAGAACTTACTAAGACTGATGAAGTTGATAAGGAATTAGAAGTAGTAGCAAAGAAGAGTGTTGAGAAAGCTGTTTCTGAAGTGACACCTGATACAACAAATGAAGATGAGGTTAATGTACAAGTAGCTGGTAATATAAAGAAAGAGGTAGAAGATAATCATGAACTTCTTAAGAAGATTTATTATCAGAATAAGAATGGTGATAAAGTAGAAAAATCTACAGCTTCTACTGCAAGAGATGAGTTATTGAGAAAGAACCAGAAGAATCTTAAAGTTAAGAATATGACTCTGGATAAAATCATTAGTATTAAAACTAAAGATGTTAAAATACCAGTAACTGATATCTCAGATAAATTAACTACTACTAATCAGAATATGAGTAAAATGAGATTTAGTAATCTTGATACTACTTATATTAAAGAAGTAATGGAAAAAGATATTATGGATGCTTTCTTAGCATTGAATGATAAATCAATTCCATTATTTATAAGAGATATTAAAATAGAAGATAGTTCTGATGAGTTAAACTATAAAGATACTTATACTATTTATATGGAAGATGGTAATAGAAATAGACACACTGTAAAAGTAGATATACCTAAATTTATAGATAATAGATTTTTGTATATAGGTGGAAATAAGAAAGTTATTAAACACCAATCTTTCTATTTACCAGTAGTTAAAATAGCTCCTAATAAAGTAGAGATAGTTACTAATTATTCTAAGATGACTATTGAAAGAGAAGATGGTGCTAATAGTTCTTCTGTAGAAAGAATGAAGAAATTAATAGTGGCTAATAAAGATACAATAGGAGAAGCATTTAAAGTTGGTTATGAATTTCCTAATAATAAGAAATTTATTACTACTATAGAATATGACCAGTATAGTAAGATGTATTCATATTTCAAGTATAAAGGAAGTATGATTTACTTTAATCAATCTCAAGCTATTCAATATGCTGAAGATAATAAAATTACTATACCAGAAAACCATATCTTTATAGGATTAATAAAAGGAGAACCAACTTTTATAGATATAGATACTCAATTAACTGATAAAGAATTATCTATTACAGATTTAATAGTATCTTGTCTACCACAAGAGTTAGAAACTCAGTATCATAAAACTAAATCAGCTAAGAGAATGATGTTTGCTAAAGTTAAGATAATGAAACAGAATGTGTATGTTGGTATGCTATTAGGTTTCTGGACAGGACTTAGTAAACTATTGGAGTTGATGAAAGTTCAGTATAGAGTAGTAGATAAATTAGAGAAAGCTCTTAAACCAAATGAAGAGTATATAAAATTCTCTGATTGCTATATGATATATGAACAGAATATCCCTATATCATTAATTCTTAATGGATTAAGAATGTTTAAAACTGAGAAATATCAAATGGCTGATTTTGATACTAAGACTCCTTATAGTGAATATATTCTTAAAGTATATGGTAGTGCAATAACAGAGAATGCTTTAATGAACTTCTATGAATTCGTATTAGACCCAATAACAATAGATGTATTAGAGCAATTAGAATTACCTACTGAGATAGTAGAGTTATATATCTATGCTATTAATCTATTAGCAGATTCTCAATATTCTAAACAGATAGACCAGAGATTATCTAGAATAAGATGTGGAGAAATAATTCCTGCTATATTATACGAAAGATTAGCAAAGAATTATGTAGATTATAGAAATAGTAATGGTGCTAAAAAATATACAGTACCACAAAACGCAGTAATACAAGAAATACTTGCACAGAAAACTGTGGAAGATTATTCTACTCTCAATCCTACATTGGAAATGGAACAGTTACAATCCGTTTCTACTAAAGGATTTAGAGGAGTAAACTTGGACGACTCTTATACTATTGAGAGACGTTCATTCGATAAATCAATGACAGGAATAATGGCAGCAAATACATCACCAGATGGTAGTGTAGGAGTTTCAAGAACTCTTACGATGGAACCTGCTGTTACTAATATAAGAGGTATTGTAGATGATACTTCTAAGGAATTGGATAAATTGAATGATGTTAATTTATATTCAGCTGGTGAAATGACAATGCCGTTATGTAATGCTATTGATGACCCTAACAGACTAGGTTAATGTGTGGCTTAGTCTATAATAAACCTCTTTAATTGCTGGGACATCTTAACTCAATTGAGAAAGACAATCAGCAGCCAAGACTTATTTTTTTATAATAAGTAAGGTTCAACGAC